AGCGGAAAGTTGCCATGATTACCCTAAAAAAGGAGGGCCGAAGCCCCCCTGTTTAAACGATGCGAGCAATGACCAATCTAACAGTCGTTGACGCCAAGTTGACCGCAGCGCCAGTAGTGTTGGTCGTTGCGATAGTGACCACGTTTGCAGCAGAGACATAAGCACGGCGAACAAGCCCCGCCTCGTCAACGCCAGCAGACATAGAAACTACCATATCGCCCAAGACAACGCCAGGTACGGCTACGGTGTCAGTTCCAGCGGCTTGATCCGCTACGGAAGCTGAGTCTAAGGTGCATTTAACAACCCATGTGTCACTAAAAACGCCACGGAATTGGTCATTGCCCTGTCGAGCAGTGATTGCGGTTGCAGCAGCCATTTTCTAACTCCTTAAAAATAATGCCCCCATTGCTGGGGGCTTGGGGTTAGGCTGGCACTGCCAACGCAAACGCGCTAGAAGACAGAGCTGCACCAGTAGTAGCGGCTGCACGAAGTGCGGCAACGCCATACAGAGTGTCCGATGTAAACAAAGTGGCAAGGTAATCCTGCTTGTACTGTGTTTGTGAACGGATACCAATTTGCTCAACCAGAACCATAGCTTCTTTGTGACCCATCAAGCAAATACGATCTGTTTGGGTATTACCAAAAGCAGTATCAGCATTGCTAGATGTAAACACGGGGATGCCGTACAGGTTGCCGATTTCACCATTGCGGATTGCATTGCCATCACCCACAAAAGCCTGTTCTGTGTAACGGGCAAGACCCATCAACGTATTACGGCTTGAAGGAGGAATGATAAAGAAACGACCATCCATAGGAGTGTCGTTGTCATCCAAACGCTGAATGGTTCTGCGAATGGCTGCATCAGTTAATGCGCTTGCATTTGAAGTGGTGCTGTTGTAGACAGTTGTACCATCACCGCCAATGAAAGCCTTGGTAGCTGTATTGGTGGTTGCGTAGTCGTTAGTACCGACAGTAGCACCGTTAAACGCACGACCCAGTTGGATCAAGCTAGTGTCTACTTGCTTGGCTAGCGCATAGCCAGCATCAGCAGTGTAGAACTGGCGCAAGCTGTTCAGGGCTTGTGCTTCAACAATGTCTTCAATGAAACGTGAATATTCAAAGTGCTTGTTAATAGACACTTGAATTTCTGTCTCAGTATCGGCAATCAGAGTAACGGCAGTAGATGCCGTTTTTGCTGAAGCTGAACCACGGGTAGGTGCAGGGATGTGAACCACATCGCCCTTCTTACCTTTGAAATTCATCTTCATTACGATGTTTGCCAGAACAAGATTTTTCTTGTACGCGGCGATAATTTCATCACTCCAAATCTCGGGGATGAACGTTGCTGCGGTGGTTACTGTTACCGCTGGGGTAGGATATGCCATGTTAATTCTCCGGTTAAATTATCGAACACGACCCTCTGCGTAAGCTGTGAGTATTTCATCACTAAGTGCTTCATAACGCGAAGGGTCAGTCATTTTGAGACGAATAAGATCAGCCCGTCTGTAGACCCGTTTTGAACTCTCGCCAGAGCCACCAACATCAACTTGCGCTGCTTTTATGGTCTTGGTTCGTGCAGCAGTCTCTGCTTGCCCCGATTCCTTGGCCTTGATGCCGCGCAATTCTTTGTAAGTGGACAACAATTCATTGGCCGAATCAAAATCAAAGTCACCATCTGCTCTTGCATAGAGTCCCAGTCGAATAGGTGAAGACTTCACCCACTCCTGAAACCCAGTATCGTTGACCACTTGAGAGTAGTCAGGATGCTCTGCATTGAGCCTCTGCTGAATCTGCATCTTTTTGAAATCTTGACCCGCTTGTCGGGCCGCAAGAACATCTGGATGTTTATCAATCGTCGCTTGAACTGCCTTTTGAGGGTTCTCAAAAAAGTCAACTTCCGGTTCAACCTCTACTTGTTGCTGCTTAGAACTGAGGTTCTGCTTGAGTAATTCATCAGCCAATCTACGAACTTCACCAACTTCTTCAGCTTGTTTACCAATCATTGAATTGGCATCTTGGTGCATTCGTATGACGTCTTCTAAACTTTTCCCCTCATATAATTTCGGAAGTTTAGGTTTCGTCTCCTCGACTTCTAACTCACCTAGCTCATCAGGTTCTTTGTCGATCAACATAATTTTTTCCTGCCAAAAATGGTTATAGGATAATTTAACGCGGCATTTCTGCTTATGCGTCGGTTTTACGCTCTGCCGCTAACTTGTTACGGTGCTTATGGTCGAATCTCCCCCATGCAGAGGGAAAATCGCCCGACCATCCTTCCAAGTTAAACGACGGAGCGCTTATGACACGGGAGGCGAACCCCCCGCATCCACACAGCACACTGGTAGTCTCATAAACTTCCAGTGCCTCTGTGCGTTGTCCACAATCGCAGACAAATTCATACATTCTTTTCATTCAAGTCCTCGTATGCTTGTTCGCTGACCCCTTTGAGGGTTTTTAGCCAAATAAGAATAGAAATCTCGCCTTTGCGGAATTGTAGACTTTTTTCGTCCGCAATGGTAGAGACATTGTTTAACGGGATGAGCATGTTGTCAACATCCTCCATCAGGTCAGCCCAGCCTTGGCGGGAGAACAGATCAAACCGATCCTCGTAGTACTTCTGCAATTCTTGATTCACTGTTTACTCCTAGCTAACATTGTTGCGGCGATTTGAAGCATTGCCTTTGCTTGGTCAAGGTCTTCAGGCTGGGTAGCCCATCCAACCGTGATTTGCCCAACAAAGCGTCCAGGCTCTGGCGGGACACTGATACGGCATGTATAGGCGACTCCTCTGGCGATATACCACAAACCCATCTCCGACTGGGCTGACTTGTATTCGCTACACGGGATTTCATTTGCCATCAACTTGACCACATCGGCATTATTGGCCGCATTCTGGGTAAAAAGCCCAACGTCCAACCCGTCATTGATCTTGTCCCTGCCGTTCTTGCCGTAGGCGCGGTGCAAAATCCTCGTCCCAAACATCGAATTGACCTTGAAGACAGCGACAATCACAGCACCAGATTGCTTAAAAAGGTGGGCAGCAGCGTCCTCAACCCTGTCTTCAGCAATTGAGGGTATCTTCTTTGACTCTTTATATGCCCCGATTAGCAACTCTTGGTTTGTATAGACAAAGTAGCCCGAAAAGGTCAAAATCGCCATCAAAACCATTGCAAACAGCCTGAAAGGGCTACTGACATACGCCAGCACCTTGTCCACTAGATTGAGGCGTTCATCTGCCATAACTTACCCACGCTGCGCGAGAATGCCAAAGGTAAAATACCCAATAACCGCAAGAATTGTAAAGAGGACAAGCGTCACCAGCACGATCTCAATGACTTCATCCATCTCTTTCTTGTGCCTTGTCGCAGCTTCTCGCTCACGCCTTGCGTCATGAGCAGACTCCACATCCATTGCCGCCGCCCTAGACTTGATTTTGTTCCAAACATCTATCTTGCCGGACTGCATAAACAGCAGTTGCAGCTCGTCCTCAAATCGCTTGGCCTGATCTAGAGCCATCTCTATCTGGATGGCAGTTCCCATTGAGGACTTGGACTTCTTGGCCTGAACAACAGCCTTGGTGGCCGTAGACTTTGCATCAAAGTACTTGCCAAGGACAGGGCCAAGAGACGACACATCGTCAACAGTCTTGCTGACCTTCTTAATCAGTGCGACTGCTGCTTGGATACCCGCTAGCGCTGTTAGTGGATCAATCACTTTCCGCTACCTTCTTAGGTTCAGGTTTGCCTTTTTCCCGCCACTTTAAGCACCAGACCTGTAATCTATCAGATGACCATGACCACCTGACGCACTCAAAAACCGGTGCTGGCGCTTGAACTACGGGAATTGGTGGCAGGGCATCCATAACTACATCAGGATTTTCTTGAGCATCTCGGCAGCAAATCCTGGCCCAAGCAGCGTCACCGCAATCAGCGCATAAAGGATGTATTCAATGCGGCCCATGCGCTTGCTTCCTGATTCAAAGCTCTTTTGGATAGCCTCGTATCGCAGCGCACAGATTTCCTCGTGCGTGGCTAGCTTGGCATCGGTGGCATCAATTTGACTCATTTACTTGAACCCATGCCAATGTAGGCTCATCCCAGGAGTAACGCTTGTCATCAACAGGCATT